AAGGAGATTGAGGTCTCGTGTATATTGCTCTTTTGGCAATACGAATGGATTTTCCATGAGAACGACTCCGTTATTTATCTCTGTTCATACTAGAGGTCGCTCTATTTTTTAAAGACAAGAAAAAAAATAAAGACAGCACCATCATCAGATGGTGCTGTCTATGACGTACATGAATGCATTCTGAGGTTCAGATACATATACGTCAACCAGCTTACCGGATTGACGTAATATGGTCAGAATATCTGACATCCCTACTGGTGTGAGGTCGCTATTAAGGAAACTAACCATTTCATCTAGGATGTTATCAGCAATATCAGTACCGAATGCTTCGATGCAGGTGTCGTAGATATCTTCACTGAAACCTACGTCGTATAATTCCTCGTGGATCAATAACTCTACCATAGTGGTGATTGAGAATATCGCATCCACAGTATCAAGATACATAGCGTTTGGTTGCTGGTCTACCGCCACTATGTCATTGACCATCTCTATGAATGTCTCGTAGAGACCAACGAAGTCAGCGTCATATGGGTAGATAAACGTGATGCGTGAGGACCGTTTAAGCCTCGATGGTAAACTCGTCAATGCCATTTTGAAGAAGCGCCTGTCTCACTGTAGTCTCGGTAGACAGTGTCTTACGTTTGATACGTACGACCAGGTCTTGTTCAGATACCACTTCCATGGAATTTAAGTCGATCCACGGCACACCCAATACCTCGGTCGCTCCTGTGGTATAGGCGACCTTGATGTACATGTAAAGTGACGCGCTAGCTGGAAGGTCTGGTATTTGTCCCTGAAGACGAGTGTGTTTGGCACGGACGTCGTCAAATAACAAGGCGGTACTGAGATCCAATACCGCTGTTACAGTCACATTCTTACGACTACCGCCAAGAACTGCTGGCGCCAAGGTGTTGAAATTAACGGTCTTACCGATGAAATCGGTGATCATAACTCTAATCCTCTATAAACAGAACGAATGACCCTTCTACGTCAATCATTTCGACGTCACACACAATCAGGCCTTTCAGGACACTGGTACTAGAGTCACTAATGACACGCATCAGATGTTCTTCGTTGATGAATTCAGAATCGGGCACAACTTTACCTACAGCTGAAAGAATTAGATTACGAATATATCGTTTTATTTCTTCGCTGGGGATGTCCGACTCCACCGGGTTGTCTGGATCGAGATGGTAGGCAATCTCAACCAACAATTCTTCGACCCATGGAAGGTGATGGATGATGATCATGGATTTACCTTATTGATACCGCCAGAACACCCTCCGGATCGTCAAACGCCACATGTGTTATACAGCGATTGCCGAGATGGGTGACAGTGCGATCGATCGCACAATACAGGTTTGTAATGGCATTACGCAAGGCTATGAAATCATCCTCACTCTCTTTAACTGTTGGTGGGAAAAGCATGCCGCAGTATTCGTCGACATGGGTCATTTTCTTTTTCACCCAGTCAGGATAGAGTAGGTAGATTTCATCGATGTCGTACGAATGATCCATGACCTGAGTCAGGTCATCGATGAAACATTGGTGTTGTTCAGAAAACTGAATCAGGACGATTGTGTCATCCATCTGATATTCTCACTATAATCATAGCCTCGATTGGATCGAGGTGCATTAGCGTCACCATGGTCGAATCACAATTCCAAGATTGTAGTCGCAGACCATATTCTTCAAAAGCATAGGTGAAAAAACTGAAAGCCTCTTCTACATCCAGGCGGGTCTTCAACCTATCTCGGCTATGATAAGTAGTACGAACACGCTGCCACCAGCGCAATGTCTGTTCGAGTTCTTCAGCTATATTGTTGCAGATGAGACCTCTCAGGACCGTGGTAGCGGCGACTCTATAGAGCTCTAGCAATTCGTCACTAATCGTCATCCTCGGAATCGGAATAGTCACTAAAACGGAATTCGATTGACATGTCATCGTAGTCGTGACTGAGCTTAACTCTGGCCTCATAGAGAAAATCCTTAGTCAGATCCTTAACAATCGCGTAAATATCATTCACCACTTCTTGGAACAGTGAGAGAATCTTTACCGAGTCTGACTGATCATATTTACCGGATATTTCCGGGTTTGACGGAAGTCTGTCGTGGAGCAAGTCATTGAGAGCTGATGTGATTGCAACTTCAATTTCACCATGTGTAAGCTGAAGACTGGCTGCTACATCAGTTATCTTTAACGAGAACTCTCCATTCGTTGGTGTGTTGAAAATCACGGTGATCTTCGCTTGCAAAGAGTCCGAGTTCGTCTCCATGGTAGGATATCCTGATAAGGTGGTAATGGGTCATCGCGTTTTCAGCGTTGAAAACGTTGCGAGCGATGGTAATTATGTTGATGTTTTCCTCAATAAAGTACTCGACCCAGTCAATAAAAACACGATAGTCTACGACTTCACTTTCAATGATATTCTCACAGTAGAAAGGGTCGTCAAAGACAGCATATGTCATAACGGCATAGAGAAGAGCAGAGGCACCTAGCTCTCGAACTAGACCATTGTCTAATGCGAAGCCAAATGCCTGTTCATGAGGTAATGTGAATAACATCAGCTCCATGAGATATACCTATCTGACAACGTGTAACGGTTAAGACTACCTATGTCGACAGTTGGAACAAGTTGCGCCAGTACAATGTCGCCATAGGTGTCCATCTTCTTTAACCATACCTCTGATGATGTCGATAACTTCTCATAATCGTCGACAGACATAACCAGCAGGATGGGTCTATGGGATGCCAGGATCACCGTGACACGAAGAACCTTATAGCCGCTACGAATAAGCCACAAGTTCTTCAATGAGTCGCCGGTATGACTCTGGGTGATAGTCGTTATTTTCTCGCTCATGGCGATACCTCTGTGCTAGTTCATGGAGATGGTTAGTCTCCATGCTCCTGGTCTTCTCATAGGCAAATTTGAGAACACCGTACTTATGCACATACTCGATAACTACCCCATACCCGGCGATAGCGTGGTGATCGATAATCGAGCTGAAGTAATCAACGATCCGATCGGCATTATTGATTACTTCCAACTCACAACCCACGAATCCTTCCAAAAGGACATCGAGAAGATAGTCCTTCCCTCTGTCATTATAATCCTCTACCAACAATTCGAGTTTACGTGCAACCTTATATTCCCACGCAATCCCAGTAGCCTCTTTAAAGAGGTCTTGGATCATTGAGAATAGTTCGTCTGCTTCAACCAGACGAATTTGTCCTTCAATTACATTATCCACTTGACCTCCTTAATGATGTATTGTGGTATTACTGTCGATTGGTAAATCTCACAATCGCGTCCTTAACCTGCTCTTTAACGAGGTCATTCGCTGTCTCGTTAATGAGTACACCGATGGTGTTTGTCAGATATTCTTCAATATCATGGAGAATATTGTCATCGACTTCATCAGCAGTCGACACATTTACCGGTAGACGACAGACACCCTTATATCGATCCAGTTGCTTCTGAAGAACCCTTACTTTCCATTCCATCTGGTTTATGAGGTAATTGTACTTGTCACCCACGATAGTGATGACAATATTGTCATCAATAACGTTCCAGTGGAAAAGTTTATCTTTGAGCTCCTTGTCGAGAGACATCGTCTCCAATTCGAACGCTACACTAAGCTCAGTGTAGAAGTCATCTATTTCAACCAGGAAACTTTCTAGTTCGTCTTCAGAACGATCCTGTACAATATAACCCAAGTTAGTAAGAAAAGACACCATGGTGTCGCTCGGGTGTATACCGTATTGTTCATCGATGAGATGCCCAGCCAGTTGTGCAACCGTATTTCGGACACGATGATGGTCCACTTTACCATCACAGATCAATTGATGACCTCGCGGTAATCGATCAATCATTTCCTCCAACAGAGGAATCAGATGGCTAAATGAACGAATAGTGATGGACATTACGCTACTCCCTTGGCGAGTTTGCGGTACGTGAATATGATATACTCACGATGAACGCATACTGCGATGACATAGTGTGAAATCTGTTCTACCATGGAATTGATGAACAATCTATCAAAACGAGAGTCCTTCGATTCCAGGTAGTTTCTTATTAAGCGGTATTGGTCTTCCAGAGAAGGATAACGTTGATGCTCACTGACTACGGTGAATTTGAATTTCTCAACCAGTAAGCGTTCGACCACATATTGCCACGCAAGAGGCGATAGAGTCTGTTCAGCATCTAAGGTATCCATAACACCAGAAAACCCCACCACGAACGATTCTGGGCCTCTCAGAGGCATAGTCTTCCCCTATATCCCCATTATTGCAAAGAATAGGTCTGTGTAGTTAAGTTTTACACGTTTTACTGACGAGAAAAAATAAGGTAGGGTAGAGGGAAATCCCTCTACCCTACCTGAGCTTAACTAAACGATGGGAAATCGTCACCAGCACCAGAACCGTTGTCGTTCAACGCAGGTCCATGAGTATAGTAGTCGTACTTCTCTTCAGGGAACTGTCCATGCCAGGAACCGAGCTTGCAGCGGTGGCACTCATAACCAGGTCCAACCTGATGGGTCGCATGAATCGAATCCGCGTTCCCACAACGTTCACATTTAAAGATATCGGTCATGGCACTACCCTTACCAGTTGTCTTCGTTGATGACGGTGCGCAGACCATCCTCTTCACTGTTGTAAAACGCTTCCTTCTCGGTAGCCAGCTTAGCTGCTTCTTCGATGGTGTTCGTTTCCACAATTTCGATAACGAGTGAATTCTTATCGATATATCCTTGCTGGAACTGGGTATTGTCGAACACCCCATATTCCAGCTGATGTACGATATACTGCATAGAGTAGTCGATATCGTCACCAAACCCCACCAGGACATCTCCGTCAGGATTGGTCATAGTGAATACGCCGATGCGACGTTTCAATTCGAAGTCAGGTGAATGGACCTCATCAAGCCAGTCAGGTCGCGGGAAACGGCTGTTGTACTGATATCCATTGGTGGATTCTTCATACACCGTGATGTTCTCAGCCTCGGGCCAGAGTTGTTTGAGTTGGTCAATGGACGTTACATACGCCATAACGACCACGAACTTCTGTTCAAACGACACGATCCAATAGGGATGGTACACCGGCCAGCAGACGGGACGAACATCGTGCAGATAGTTAGGGTTGTCCAGATGCCGGTCAGGAACCTTGGAGATGAAACCAACCCGCATCAGATCGGCGTCACCAAATGCCTGTTCAATAATTACACGTTCGTCACTCTTGGGGACCAGACGATAGATTTCGACGCCATTGTCATCCAAGATACTGATATTTTCGTTAGTCATGATGAAGCTCCTTACTTGGTTGAATTAAAACCGATGGTGGTGGGGTTCATGGCGAACCCATAGTCGGTGAGGTTGCCGCTGAACTTGAACAATTCAGAACGGATAACCCGCTCCATATCAGAGACGAATGAGGCGGGGTCAATAGGGACGGGGGTGGTGATATACCCGATCCTGGGTTTTCCATTGAAGACCATTTCAACCCAGGTGATAGGTTCGATGACACTGCTGGTGAGGTTGATATACATATCCTCGTCCAACTCAGTCTTGAAATTTCGAAGTGCCACTGACCGACCGATGACGGCAGAAAGACGGTTGGACGTTGGGATGATGTTGATGAATACGTCTGTCGGGGCAATCTGCGGAATAAATCGAAACTTAGTCGATTCCATCGCATCGACGACGGGAGAATTAGCCTGACTGGCACCAGGGATATGTTCTGCCAGCATCAGTTGCAAGATCCGTGCTGTGATAAGTCTGTTATAGCGCGGATTAGAGTGCAGTTTTGTTTCGGATACGGTTGCGAGGTAGCCGTTGTAATAGAGGTAATACTTCCCGGCAACCAGGTTAAAGAGTTCGGAGACTGATTTCACTGGTTTTACAGCTTTGACCGAAACATCGGTCTGATAGAATCCGGCATCCAACATAGTTCTGGTATGCTGTAACTGCTCATCAACCAGAATGAACTTGATGTGGTCCGGCGTGTCCAACCCGGAAAGAAGCTCGATCAATACGGCTTCGTTACCAGGGATTTGTCGATATGCATCTCCCATTTTAGAGAAATGCGATGCCATCCAGGCAGAGAATTGTTCAGAGCGGAGTTGTTTTTCCATTTTGGCGTTTCCTTCAAGGAATGGTGACCTGACATTATTGTCGTTTGGTCTATTGGTACAGCATATACGCCGTGGGTCTACCACGGCGTATATTTACTACTTACAGGATGAGACCGGTGACATCGTCAACGTTGTCTTGTTCGTTGACGAAGGAGGCGATACCGCCACGGGTCTTCTTACGTTTTTCGATGTCGTCGACCTTCTGCGCCATATCGGAGATGACATGGTTGAAGGAAGCGTTCTCGATACCGAAGAACAGGCTATTGCCGGTCTGAGCATAGTCAGGCATGAAACCATCACAGCTGTACGGTACATGAGCCAATGGCTGTGGATCGTCGTGGTCGCGTTTCAGATACGCGGCGCTGATCGGGTCCTTCATTTGCTTATCAAACTGCTCGGTATCATCGAACAGATGAATACGAGCCAGGCAGGCGGGTACCGGAGTGGATTTGTTGAACTGGAAGAAGCTAACCAGATCAGCCGTATCCAGACCATGATTGCGGCGAGAAGCCAACATGGCCAGTGCAGTGATCATCAGATGAGCTTCACGATCCACAGTCGAACGTGGGGTGCCGGGTTCATTGGTGTTGTACTGGATGACGACCGGTTTACCGGTATCCTTGGCGAACTTATCCAGGGTCTTCAGGGAGCCGTAGGTGTTCAGACAGGTCTTGTCATTTTCATGGCTACCGATCACGATGCCCATGGTCAGACAATTACGCTGGAGCAGCTGGCGCATGATCAGTGGACCAGCTACCGAACCTGTACCACCAGAGGCAGTAAAGACCACCACGTTCAGGTCACCTGGGGTGAACTTGTTCAGGATGTCGGGTACGACTTTGGCAATTTCGCTGGCATTGCTCTCACGGATCTTGCCAGAACCATCGAGATCATCAAACAACCAAGCATTGGTCATCATGCGATCTTCCATGTTCGAGTCACTGGTGTCGATGTAGGTGACCTTGAAATCAGCGATGTCACCGGAATGTCCATCGGCGTGATACTCTTTACCGATGTTGATCCCCCCACCCCCGCACGCAAAGATGTGGATTTGACCCTTAGGGCGGGTCGATAGTCCTGTAGACATATAACATTACCTCTGTTGGTTTAAGGAACAGCGCTATTTGAAGCTTTAGGCACGAGGATAATGTATCCTCGAGTTTTATTTCGTTGAAATCATGTGAATCCTAAGGAGGATACCTCATGTACGATTTAATTACGGTCGCTCTGGACCGCATCAAGTTCGAGATTCCGATGGAGGTATTGAAATATACCTTTTCCCCTACCCGGTACGACCCATCTCGTAAAGGATTGATCAGAGATTATAGCACGGGTGTCAGCCTGGATATGGTCATTCGACGTCAGGTGATTGATCCAAGAGTGATGGTGGATATCAACCTCTGCTCCGGGGTAGAAGTTTTTATCCCATTGGATCGAGTCGAGAGTGAACGTATTGACAACTGGACATACATCTATAGGATTCCCAAAGAACTGACTCAAGGACGTAACATTACGTCAGTGTATGGGTTGTCCTATGGCGCTGGTCATACCCTGGGTAATGTGGGAGTTATCAGTAGTGATCGATCCATGGTTCTGGAAGCTGCCGCTGGACTGATGCAGTCCAATGCAGCATGGACACAGGTACAGACTGCATACTGTACGCTGGTAGCTGAGAACACCATAATGGTCACCAATATGAACCGAGTACCAGGTATCGCCTACCTACGGTGTCTGGTGTCACATGATCCCAACTTGGCGAATATCCCGACTCACTACTCTGAGGTGTTTAGTGAGTTGTGTACCTTGGCTACCAAAGCTTATATCTACACCAACTCCATCATCCCATTGGATGAAGGGGTGATCTCAGGCGGTGCGTCATTAGGACGTATCCGTGAGGTGGTAGACTCGTTTGCCGATGCTGGTCAGATGTACCGTGAGTTCTTGAAAGAACGTTGGCGTAAAGCAGGCATCATGGCCAACACTGCACAACATCGACGGTTACTAAGGCATACTGTGGGAGCTCGTCGTTAAAAAAGAAAAAAAAGAAGAAGATAGGAGAGGGACCCATCGGGTCCCTCTCTATGCCGTTAGGATATTTTGCTATCACGGGATTTCTTGAGAGCATCGTATTCCGCCTGTAAGAGACGGGTCGAATCATCGACACTGTCTTTCACAGCGTCTGCTGCTTTGCACCAGACTTTGTGACCAAGGTAGGCTACAGTGCCGCCTACCAGAACACCTGCAATAAACTTACCCATTACGCACCTCCCGTGCAGATTGTACTGCAGATTGCGCATTGTTATAACGATCCGCCGCCTTATTCAGGCGGCGGATCTTTTCGTTACGGATATGGTTGGTAGCAGCCATCACTCCAACATATCCTACTACAATACCAAAAAGTACTTTCATTTAAATTCTCCTGTTATGATCGCGATATCAACCTGAAACTTCTCCATGTAGTTCCATTTTGGTTCTGGAAGGAGTTTCAATGCTACAATGGCAAGGGCCTCCAGAACCCAATACCCAACCAGCACATGGAAACCAAGGTACCACGCAGCTACCGTGATTACCAGTGAAAAGATAATCACGAAGATAGTACCTAGAGTACCATGCTTCGTGATTTTGTGCCTGTAGCTCTCCCGAACTACGTAACAGAAAGCCAGTGTATACTGGCTAAGAGTACAGCCATCGGCTTTACTCTGTTTATACCCTTTGTAGAAAAGGGTGGTATATACAACAATACTGCCAGAGATGATCACCGCTGTGATCACGTTGATAATGATGTCTTGCATGATAGTGTCCTCCTAGGACAGGGGTTAAAGGAAGATGATTCTTCCTATTCACACGTACTATGTATTGTTGAAAAATATTCGAATAGACTTTTGAGACGGCATAGACGGGGGCATTAGCCCCCGTCGTTATGATGTTATACCACGGATAGCCCGACCCACTAACCAGCCCGACACTACCAACCACACCATGACCATATAGATCACATAGGGTAGTAGAAATGACAGTAAGGCAAACACGATCAATACCATGGTACTCTGTCTAGGCCACTTACTAAACAAAATACCCATACAGTCGATGTACTCCACCCCTACCCGATACCCTATCTCACGCACCCCACCCGATACCATCACATAGGTCACAAAGGGTGCCACCATGATCAACCCCATGATCACACAGACCACGATACCCAGACTCTCCCATACCGTCATCACTCTCCCTCCTGTACCTGACTATACACCAGTCTCCCATCCTCCATCCAGACTCTAGGACGACCGTCATCACCTGGACCATACCAGAGCCACTGCTTAGGCTCACACTCCCCTTCATACGTCTCCGTAGAGGCTCTCACCACCACAGCCTGACCATCACTCGCCAACCCCAACAACGTCCCACTCACTGACTCATCAAAGTCTTCTACCACCAACCCAATATCCGGTGCTTCCACATACTCGATTGGTTTCAACACCTCTTCCATCGATATAAAGACATCCATCACTCTCACTCCCTCCACATACTCATTCTCTCTACCATCTCAGCCCATACACTGCGACTGATACCTGGTGGCGTACCGTGTTCTCCTATATACGCAATAGCCTCAGCTACTGTCGTAATATGTCGATAGTAGAATGTCTCTTTATGCCTGTGTCTACTACAGAACATAGCAATGGCTTGCCTACGTACCTCTGGATGAATCTTACTCGTATCTACCTGCTTACCTACTCTACGGTATTCTTCAGTCATCTTCATTTCTCTCATAGAAAGAAAATAAAAAGAGTCATCTCACTCTACTCTCATGATATCGCTAGTATAGGTAGAGGTATCTATCAGATCTCTCTCCTGTAATAGCTCATAGAGTACAGTGACTGTGTTCTAGATTACTTTTTTAGTTATTTTTTAATTTACTATACTGATTATATAGTACTACGTTTTCCATTCCCTATATAGTGGATGCTACGCATCCACAGTATGCTTCAATCTCTGTCTAGCCTTCCACTCCATTCACTCCGTCTGATACTCCTGCTACGCATACGTCTCATCCAGAGCTCATACCGTTACAGACTATCCATAGATTGATTATCTACCTTGCCCCCCAGATAGGAATGACAGAGAACGATATCAACTGCACTTTTTCCACCCCCCAAACTAAATGAGTCAAGAAGCAGAAAAACTACACATACCATACCGCATATCGATTCAAAAAATAAAAAGAACATAACAGGGAGGGTATCACACCCTCCCATTATGCTCAATGTACCGTCATAGGTACAGGGGAGTACGTTTTAGTGATACCTTCAAACTGAATAACCCGTTCACTTGTTTTAACCCTTGAACTGATAGTCATTCCAGTAGTCAGCTCAATCAACTGTACTACAGCAGCTTCTTCATTGATCCGGATAGTACAGGCTACGTTATTCTGCTTAAGCATATCCACATAATCCTTACGAGCAGAACAGAACCAGTACACCACATCCTCACGAGTCATATCAGGGTGAGAGTAATCAACGTACCCTACTAATGCATCGATAAGATACACTCCAATCGATCCCATGTGATTATAATCGATGTTAGGGTTGTCGTAGGATGTACTGATTAACTCAGCCCATTCCTTAAGACTGGATTCAAAATCAATATCTACTGTCACTTCACTCATTTTTATTACCTGATAAAAAAGAAACACCAACCACCTATCTCCTAAGAGGCTAAGGGGGCCAGAGACAGGTCGTCTGATGGCTGGTGTTTCAATGTACGTGAATTAGAGGTGAATGTTCATGTAGTACACACGACTGAACTCTACCACCGGCTGATTGGTAGCCAAGGTGGTGGTATCACCTTCTACGTTGACTGCCACCTCATTGATCCTGCGAATGAGTTTACCGTTACGACTGGAATATCCGTCGTATTCCTTGTTCATGTTCTTGAACATAGACTCACCCAGACCAATGGTCAGAATGCGAGTAGAGCGATCAAAGACCACCTCACATCCAATGTTCTCGATGTAGTCGAGGGTATCTTCAAATCCACGCTGACGGATCATCTGAACAATGTCAGTGACCACCGGATGATAACCGGGATGGTTGGTGTAGGTTTCGTGCCATTGTTGGTTACCCATCGCCATGGCATCATGCGCCATCAGGCGCAACCTGGAAGATAGACTAGGCAGCATAGTCATTCCATTGATAGGGGTGGTCGCTTTGGGTGCGGTCACCTCCTCAGCTTCTTCAATCATGATCTGCTCCAGCAGCAGGTTGTCCAGGTTGTCCAGTTCAACAGCATTGAATTGCTTTTCCATTTCAAGTTCCTTTACTTCGGTTAAGAGTTGGTCATTCACCGTCATTATGTATAAGTCAAATATTTTTCATTTGAATACCATAGCCCGACGTATCGGTATGATTAATCTTACACATACCTCCCTCTTAGGATAGTGTCATGTCAGAACCCACCCCTACCGTCAAGTCGCTGTTCGACGAGGCCTGTCGCCACATTGTTGTGGATAAGAAGTTTCTCCGTAAGGTACAGACATACCGTCTTAACTTTGCCAATAAGAATGAAGACCATATCGCGTTCTTCGGTGGTCATCTCATGGGTGTCCAGGATGTGCGTTTTACCAAGGTGGACCAGATCGAATGGTTCGATAACGTCCTCGATATCGATGATGTGACTCTTCAGGATGATCTCCTGACGTTGAAGACATTGGTACCGGATCCTAATAAGGTACGTCACGTATCGACCAACGTCATGAACCTATCTTGTCTCTGGGTATGTCACGCCATTGCTCGTTCCAACCTGAGTCAGAGTGATAAGGAACAGGGGATGATTGATGCGTTGATGATTCTCCAGTATAAGTTCATTTCCTCTATCCTGGCGTATTGGTTTCCTAACAAAGCAGATGAGGCAATTGCCACTGCCACGTATGCTCGCTTACCCAAGAAGTTCAAGTTGAAGGAATTGGGTAGTTGGGGTGCTCTGTTAGAATACCGCGCCGAACAGACGATTGATCGACAATCTCCCCATGTTCGGAATAAGACCATTCAGAAATTTGATGATGATTTCAACATCATCTACATGGCGAACGATACACAGGGACGTATCAAGGGCTATCTAAAAAACATCCGAGATGTCTTTGAGATTGTTCGCCATGATCCGACAGCTATCATTCGCAGTAACTCCAACACCACGGTCAATATGGATGGTGAGGTCATCGTTAAAGATACTCGTAACGTATACTCGACTTATCGACGGTACCTTGAAGAAGTGATGGTGGACCGTAATAGTTTCGTTATCCGTGAGTTGGCTGAGATCGTTGCAGGGACTATGCCTAAGTTGCCATACCACAATATGGTACAGGCACTCGAGTACATGGTCAGAAACGCCTCTCGAACCAAGGGCGATCCCAATGTCGGTAAGTTGGCTGACCTGACGTTGGAGCATTTGTTCGATTATCTTTCGACCAACCGCAATCGAATCAATCCCAATGATGTAGCTGGTCTGTTGAACAAGATGCGTAACCTCTACACCGCTTCACGTGCTAATAACGACCTGTTACTTCAGATGCGGGATATTGGTGAGCTGGTCGTCAAGAAGGCAGTGAAGACCAAGAACGCCAACTTGGTCAAGTCGATTCGTACCGGTGTTGTTTTGTATATCGTAGCACGCACCATTACCATGAAGTACTATCGTAAGTAGTGGCAGCATAGAGAGGGGTCCTAGGACCCCTCTCTATGCTGTATCAATAGACCATCACATCAGGACCATTACGTTGTCTTGAAGATACTCCAATTCGACTCCTGTCAATATTTAGAGCCTTCCCAGGTCCCTGGTTACGCATAGCAATGCTTTTGCGTTCTTCAGCCAATTCCTTGATCTTATCGATTGACATGGCTTGATTGTTATCGAACTCATCTGATAACTTACCCACCAAAACCTCCATCCGATTCGTCAACTTTAACCGCTCCAACGCATTACGTTCAGAAGCAATCCGATCAGTGAGTTGACCAATTTCATCACGGATTGATTGCTGTTCATCGTAACGACGTTGTTCCTGCCAGCTGAGTTTCTGCTCTGCCTCATAGACTCGACGTTTCACTTCGCTGACAGTGATACCATAGTGTTGCAGGTTTCTGGCATAGGTGAGGAACCAATGTACCATAAGCCACGAGATGACATGGTCATCATGACCCGATGCTTCATGGTCAATACGATTCTTACGTTCTACCAGTCGTGCCAACTCGCTTTGCAGACGTTTATCCCGCACGAGAGTCCCTGTCTTTTTAGCGGCTTCCTGCAACACGGGACCGTAGATAATATCCCTTAACGTACTGTTTGTCGGGAAGCCAAAATACCGGCGATATGACTTATGGTTATCTCGGTCAGTGATAAAGTCCTGGTAACGGCGTTTATCGGCTGGTGATTCATCCATTGTATCGATGATTGTCGAATAGATACGTTTAGCGGGATCGATACCCATGCTAGGAAGTATCAGTAGTAGGATATCGAGAATCCCGATCCAGGTACTCTTAGCTTCTGGAATCATGGTCAGTTTAGGGAATCGGATAAAGAACTTGGACAACCACATGGCAAACGTAGACAAGTTAGAATCATTCACTGTCCACGCACCTATGACCTCCAACGTACTGTTGTCAACAATCACACCTGTGATGTTATCTCGACCCACGGCGTTTGAGGTATCCATACCCATGGTCAACTCTCGTCCAGGTATACCTGCCCGTACCTCCTCTTCCTTGACGTACCAGCGAATGGTGTAATTATCACCCCGATCAATTTCTAGATACAGTGGTGTTATCACCGAATCATGCATTTTACGCAGGATGTCCTTGGACAGTGGGTTGCGGGCGTTACCCGAAGTCCACTCGTTCATGTAGTCTCGACGAACATCATCACCGGTCTGACGCGATTCAGCAATCTTCCGACGCAGCCATTCATCGGTTTTACCTAGCTGTCGATGGTTAAATGTACCGTTGATCAGAATCGCTTCTTTGTTACGACATTGCTTACGAACAACGTCGTAGAGCTCTTTCCGATCTTGACAGTCATAGAACCGATCATCCCACTCCGCGCCGCCTGTCATCAGGTCGTATGCATACGCCCCCTCCACTGTGTCCAATTCACCAGCGGTTGTAGTGAAGATGTTGCCATAGGGGAGTCCATTGCGCTCTGCCTCTTCACGTGCAGCACCACCACCTGCGAGCATAACACCGAGAGAGATATGAACATTCTTCAAGAATGCAATTTCGTCAGTGTGGGAGTGGGGTGTAGTCAAACCACGACCCAGGTTACGGGCAGCGTCTTCATCCTTCTGTGGGATGTAAACGACCATTCGATTACCTTGAGCCATATTGGTGAATTCTTTCTGGTTGTCAGTGTCTTTCTTGACTATGTTAACCAGGTATTTGGGTAGTAAGTTACGCAACTTCTTCAGACGGGCAATGTGTTCTTTGTACAAGTCACCCTTGGTAAATAAGTTAGATCGGGAGTTACGTGCACCAAAGACCTGATACCAAACCGAGATACCGTCTGAGTTCAAAGACTTACCGGTCTGACGAATCTGTACGAGAAAATAATCGATGTGGTTAAGAAAACTCCACCATAACGAGATATTGCCTCGATTAGCTTCCAGCTTACTGGGAATGTCACCAGCTGCTGGTGGTACACGCATAACCTCACGGATAAAGTACCATGGATTGTACGTGCACTCAATCTTTATCTTCATCATCGTCTCGTTACTCAAGACGGGGGAGAAAGGATCCACTCCTTGAAGATCAGGTTGTAACAGCGCCAGCATGAAAAGATGGTTGCGTACACCCATGTGTTTAAGCAGTGATGAGAATTCGACAAAGGAGCGATTGGTTGTTTTTGTATCCCAGATAGCACCTGGAAATCTCTCCCAATCCTTTTCGAATAAAATAGTATCCATTGGTATTCCTCGATGTGTAACACCTACAGTATCGGCAGAGATGGGGAGGTCCTCCTCCCCATCTCTGTTAGTTACTCTGCTCTACTGCCAGACCAGTAACACCCAGCTGTAGTTCACTCTGGGTGGTTTCACGTACCCAGCGAATGTAGACAGTCTCGCCCACTACAACATCGTTGAGGATAGGTAATTCCTGATTCCATTGACTGGTGGCAAACTTATAGTCACGGGTCTTGGTATGGATGTAGAAATGGGTTGGTTCTGGAGCACGTACTTCAGATGTATCATCAAATAGATGATTCAGCGCCCAGTAATGCTTCTCCAACCATTCCATCAGTGTTGTAGCGCCATTGCTGACGGTCAGATACGACAGGTTGGTGTTGACCAAGCGGTTAAATGCTCGGACACCATTGCCGAAGTAGTTGGTCTGCATCGGATCTACCTTGACCTGCCACTTGTCACCTGCTGAGTTACCTGCTTTAGTTAGGGAGATCTCAGCAGATTGAACAAAGCGGTGGTTGGCGTAGATTGGATCTACATTCGACAAAAGGATACCAAACTTCAGTCGCTGGCGGGCTGAGTAGTTCTGTCCATCGAAGGCCACTTCATTGTCAGGAACCTCAACAATGCTACGTGGTACACGGTAATAGACATCCCGGTCGATGTTGAAAAGCCAGAAATCCAGATCGTAGCGCAGGGCTGCGAAATTCCATGTCGGGAATGCATACAGACGCACACTGTAAGAACTATCGGCTGGAATTGCCTTGATCGAGAAAGGTTCAGTGATGACACCGTTCTCAGTCAGTCCGTGTTCAAGACTGTACTCGTCTTCACTGAGGCGATATGCCAGAGTGAGGGGTTTGGGGTAAGACTGGATAGTAGGGCTATACCACTGCAACCCATGCAGACTCATTTTACCAGCGCCATCCAACTGCACTGGGATTTCGATCTGAGTACCGTCGTTATACTGAACCACGCCTGTAACGCCCACAGTGCGCATATCAACGTTGATCGGTACCAGAAGCTGAGTTGGGTCTGCTTCGGACAGATACGGGCTCTTGAGGCCGATAGAACGCACACGTTTGAGTCCAGCTGCCGAACGACGAACCAGTGTGGTGTTCTGTACCAGCATGGTGGAATAACTGAGCATGTGACCGGTGTCATTATACAGTACAACGGTCACTACTTCGCCGTCATTGAGACGACGGTTGGTATTGCCAGATGCCGGTGCCCAGATAGCCCAGTTGTTGATATTGTCGGTACCTACGTGTTCCAGTGGGATGTTCTCACCGAGCATCTCGTTGGAGCTGTTGTAGAATGCACTGATGACAACCCCATTTTCACTGATATCATTGCCAAGGAACACTTTGTAATGACTGGCGTCACTGCGGTAGAGGTGGAGACGACCATCTACCTGCAAGGAGTATGGCATCTGACGGGTGTCGATGTAGACGCGCCAGCTCTCACTCTGAGATCCGGTACCTACACCCAGAAGCTGGTCGACGATGACGTTGGATTCGCTAGATGCCGGCAAGGTCCAGGGGATGTACGTGGAGAGTCCGGTGGTGATATCGATTGTAGTGACCCGATACCATCCGGAATCAGGATCGACGATCAGATCACCGACGTTGGGACAGTATTTGCCAGACCCAACCTGACCCGTGAAGATATCACGCATCAACCAGACCTGACCTTGACGATTAAGGTCGACGATACCGACCTGTGGGATGTCAGAATTCGTACTCATTCATTATTCATGGACTCGGTCCATGCTCCTTTATCAATCAAGCAGGGTTGTCGATAACGATCGAGTTTGTGATATCAATCTTATCGTCGAGCATTACCCGAATAGCCCGTGCCAGGAAGTTATAATGGTAAATGTTCAGGTGCTGTACCTGATCCGATTCGTGTGGATGGATAGCGACGTAGCGTTCATCCACTTCACGACGAGTTGGTTCGTACTCGAGCAGCCAGACATACCCATCCACCCATTGACGCAGCTGGTTGTCGGTATATGGCGTGACCAAATCGATCTGATCGAAGAAACCGTCTTGTAGATCATGCATCAGTTTCGAAACAAACGGACTATAGATCTGATGACGAGTAGATACAGGGTTAAACTCCGGGACATCTATTTCATCCACGTATAAGGACATGTAGTCCTCGATAGCGGTATCGGTATCGATAGCCTGCTGGCGCATTGCTTGAGCATCTTCGATCGATAGACCGTGCAATGGAATGATGGGTTCGATCACTACATAGGGTGCACCGTTGCGCACATTGTTGAGTAATACAGTTGGTCGATCTTCAGCCCAATCCAGATCCTCACGACTCCATAACCGTCCGTCGGCGACCACCCGGATGACTTTATCATCCCGGAGATTCCAACGATTGTTTCTACTGAGAATACCGGCTTCAACAAATCCAAACTCAGCTTGTTCAATCTCCGACATATCTGGCAGACAGAACCCGGTAGCCCGAATGGTAATGTTGTCACCACCAGCACCCTGATTACGGTATTGTCGATTGACGATGCAGATCTCTTTACCTACCTTATACCAGTCAAGATCCTTGATGAGCGCATGTCCGTTCAACCAGAGCTCCAGGATACCAGAGGGTATCTCCACCAAACCGTTGTAAAGATTCCCGTTGACCCGCAGTTCCTTTACGTTCAATGAAAACCGTAACAGCTTGTCCTGATAGTCCAGGTTGAGGGTATACGTCAGGAACGTATCATCCATCTTTATGGCGGTGTAGGTGTCATTGGGATTGGTTTTCCAGTTCACCGTCCGTCCATTGACTTCATAGTACGTGTGGTCATCAGTCACATCCCGCCAGTCACCCTGTGGAAACCCAGATATGGAAGTGCAGACATAGCACCGATAAGTGAGTCCATCTGGAACGGTATAATCCTTACCATAGACCGTAGAGAGCACATCACTGCCTCGTCCAGCCACAGCTTCGATGTATGCACAGTCTGAAGATTTAGGGATGTAATACTGGGTATTCTGGTTATGATGCCAGTCAATCAACCGACCAGTACCATCATACTCGTACACGGTGCTTTCACCACGTAGACCAAACGGAAGTTTCACCCAGTTACTACCTGGTGTGAATTTCTGAGGGGTGTCTGCAATCAAACGACTGATGGTGTTATACCCATACGCTTCCTCGACCATTTCTCGAGTGATACCGCCGTTAGGGGCACGCATGAGTGCAGTGTACATAGACTGTTCCAAGTTTTCTACTCGCCACACATCAACCACGGCGTTCGCACCAATTACTGCGCGATACCAGTCAGCACCTTCGAATTGATACAGTTCCTTGATGTGGTGTGCTTCATTGATCAGTTCTTTATCCATACCACTGCGCCGGATAATCAACTTGACGATCAATTGATGACTCAGTGCCCATCCTGAGTTCTGATTGCAAAAACGTTCCACATAGTGAGTCGGAATAGAATAGTCACGGTGAGTAACCATTCTTACCGCATCTTCCTGGTTCTTGTGGTAGAGGACACCTCTGTGGACGTTTGGTGTCAGCCGTCGCATCAAGTAGAAGTCCTGATCATCTCGATAGTAAATCGAATCATCTTCATGGACGAGTGGATGGATAAGGTATTTCTGACACTCATCGAGTTCTGACAGAAACACACTCAGGTCACTGACAGCGTGATGTTCGATTCGGATGATTGATGCGTCACGCACCATTTCAACCACATCACCTCGAATCACCGTGGCCGATGTGATGTTATTGACCATCCACCCATTGACGTAGATAAGGACATCACCCGACCTGGTCTTCATGTCATTGTATTTGAAACCCAACGCAGATACTGCACTGGCACTGTTGGGAATCTCGCAATGGTATTCGACACCGTCGTCAATCTTGGAGACATCGCTTCGATCGAAGTACGCGTTTGAATAGAAACGGAAATAAGGTTCCTGGCTACCAAGGTCAGTAAGAAAACTGAGCTGTTCGATAGCGACTACTAAATTACCATCGGTAGTCGTTAAGAAGTATACCTTGTTGCGCGGGATCATGATCCCGCGTTCTAGATATACATCGATCAACATCTCGTTCTCCACCATCTGGACGTTGGCGCTAGTCCATACGTTGACGGGTATATCTAGACCCAATGTACTCAGCGCAATATTGCCGAACTGAAATACATGGTAGCGCGGACCTTCTGTTGGAAGGTTGAATGTTTGCCAGAGCACCTTGACACTACCCCTCCCGCCAGCAGGAGGAGTAATTCTGGCAGGTCGCAGAATGGTCTGTCTGTCTTGTTCAGGTACGCACCAGACATTCTGATAGGCGTTATTAATGAGAAAATCGTCCGATGTCATAACTGACTCCAGGATCATTCTAATGTTTCAGTTGTACCAGCCATTTCAAAACTGACACGTTTACCGGTACGAGCATTACCTTCTACCCGTGCCACCAACATATCCATCGAACGGAGGAATGCGTCGCCGGCTCGACCTACAGTGAATCGTTCGGTGAGTCGACCAAGCTGGGTCTTTTTCCACACCTTGCTATTGCAAGCTGCTTCAATGAGGGCCAGGTACATCGGTGGGTATTCGATTGACACAGCAGCGATTTCGTTGGCACCATAACCAAACCAGCTGCGACCAAGTGTCATCACCAAGAAACCAACGTTGATCTGGCTGATGCGGGTGTTGTGCTGGAACTGAGATTGGAGTTCCTTGACGAAATCTTCCATGTGTGGCATGTAGGAACATACATCAACGATACCGCTAACCATTTCTGCTGGCGCTCGAGTCCAGCGCATGATCATGGTAGTGTACTTGGCCTGTTCTTTCTTATCATTAGCTTCATCATTGCTAACGAACTGATGAATATAGAACAGTGCAACCAGAATCTGGATTTCACGTGCCAGTTCGACGTTGATACCCAGTTTGGTGGTGATCGCTTGAGACACCCACGCAATATAGGTTTGGGCGGGAACCTCACCAACACGAAGGAAATCCTGACGATATTCCGGTTCATTCACCCAGTAAGAAGTCAGTAGACCAACACGAGCGAAGAAGTCAGCTTGAAGTTGGTTGGTGATGACATACCCTACCTCAGCATGGCGATCCAATCGCATGAATGAGCGACCATCTAAAATGGCAGCAGTGGTACGCATTCTATCCTGACCGTATTCATGGGTAGTCAACGGTGAAATGAATACCGGTACCGAGCTGGCTTTCGGAGTAACGAACAGGACATCTTTCGATTCCTGCATCAAGTTACCGTCGGTGGCGGCGTATACCAGTTCACTGAGAATGTTGGCGAGTTTGTGCTGACGCAAGACAGTACTTTGCCAAGGACTATTGATCATGAGAACTACCCTTTTGGTGATTAGTAAATAAAAACAAAAACGCGTTAATTCGAATAGTATGCGGTGATGGTGTCACATGCATCGAATTAGATACACTCTATATAGAGCGTGTGGTCATACCATCTCACTGTCAATTGACAAAACTTCGCGCGGAAGTTGATTTTAACATCCCTTAGGGAGACTAAAACATGACGTCTGTTTCCATGGCTTCATCTTTGCCGAGAAGCGAGATCCTCGGCTTTAAGGATGTGAGCGGTCAAGGACAACCCATTGAGATCGTCGATCTGCCGATCTTCCTGCCGTTCTCTCCTCTGTTCACTTCATGGGGCCCGACTGATACCGCTAACCTGGTATCTGGCGCTGGCTTCTCTACTATTTACGGTGGCAACAATTTCGAAGCAGGTTCACCCTTCCTGAGCCATCAAGCAGCCATGCTGGAGAAGGTATTCCAAGTTGGCGGTATGGGTCTGGTGCGTCGCATGGTACCTTCTGGTGCTCGCACTGCCACCATGCGTATCTGGGCCGACGTCATTGCCGATGACATCGTTCAATACGAGCGCAATGTAGATGGTTCGTTCCGTCGTGTCGATGGTGCACTGGTCCCGACCGGTGATACTGTACCGGGCCATCGTGTCCGTTTCCACATCGACTATCCCGACGAAGCTACTCTTCGTCAAGCAGCTCCAGTCCAAGGTACTATGGTCGATGGCGATGGTGCACCTTCCACCATGTATCCGCTGTTTGATATCGCTGCCCGATTCCTCGGTGCCCGTGGTAACAACATCGGTATTCGCCTGACTGCACCGACCACTGCCTCGTCCACCCCGGTCGATGCTGAGCTGGTCGATGAAAAAGGCGCTTACCTGTATCGCCTTGGTCTGATGACCCGTCCCAACGCCAATGTCTCTGGTTCCATCATCACCACCATGAATGGCGAACCCAACTTCGAAGTTGCTTTGAAGAAGGGTGTGGTTGATCTGAATACCAAGATCAATTACAGCTACGATCAGCGTGTACTCTCTCAGTACGAGGACAATGATCCAGATGTATTCACCGGATACGGTCCGCTGAGCAACTTCTTCGTTTATGACGATCACCTGGCTACCGTACTGGGTATGCTGTACTCCACTGAACAAGACTACGGTCTGGTTACCAGTGAAGTCACCCCAGAACACTCCATGAACCTGTTCGGTGCTACCGATATCAATGGTATCCCGTATTACTCGGTTCAGCTGGAAGGTCCGGGTGCTGGCGGTGTTCTGTTCAGTGATTCCACCACTCATTGGTTGGGCAATGGTTCTGACGGCACTGTCACTCCGCAGGCCTATGATGACGCGGTACTGACTGAGCTGTCCTCGTTTGGTTCCGGTGATGTGCCGTACTCCGATCGTGCCAGCTTCCCGATGAGTGCCTTCATCGACACCGGTTTCTCCTCTGCTGTGAAGTCGGCCATGCCGAACATCATGCGGGTACGACCCGATGCGTGGGTTCTGGTATCTACTCAGGATGTCCTGGAACCATTGAACACCCCGGAAGTCGATTCCAGTGTAGGTGCTGCTCTGCGCAATACCTTCGCTGTTATCCCAGAATCCGAGTTCTACAACACTGGCGCTTGCCGTGCTGTGATCATGAAGCACGCCGGCAATTACCTGGATTCCCAGTACGACGGCATCCTGCCGTTCACCATTGACTTCGCTGTCAAACTGGCACAGTACATGGGTGGTCGTCGGATGCTGGGTGCCTTTGCACCGGACAACGGTGATTATCGTGTTGTATCACGTTTCACTGACCACAACGCCAAGTTCCGCTCGGTCAAGCCACGTAACACTGACTGGCAAGCCGGTATCAGTTCAGCTGAACCATACGACCATCGTGGCCGCGTGTTCTTCCCGGCTGTACAAACCGTCTATCACGACAACACCTCGGTGCTGAACTCGTTCTTCCCGATGGCTATCTGCTGCCACCTGAATCGTCTGGGTGAACTGGCATGGCGTACGTTCGTCGGCGATAGTCGTAAGACAGCTGCTCAGTACACCACTGATGTGGATCGCTTCCTGGAAGCCCAGATCAAGGACCGTTACGACGGTCGTGCTGACATCACCCCGCGTTCCTACTACACCGCTGCCGATGCTCAGCGCGGTTACAGCTGGCACACGGATATCGAAGGTCTGTTCGACGGCAACAAGACAGTACAAACTCTGACTGTCATTGCAGGTCGTCGTGAAGGACAGGAGACTGAATAATGGGTGTTCGTAATAAAGACACGCTCCTGGGTGCAGACCAGGCGTATGCAAAAGCAACCAACTCGCCGATGGTGAACCTGGCTATCGGTGGTCAGAACGCGTATCAATCCGACCTCCGTTACTTCCACGCCAACACCGATTACGTTCGTCGTAATCTGTGGGTCAAGGTACTGCAAGCTCCCCGTGGCTTCCAATACCTGGATGATCCGGCGCAGTACTACCGTACCCTCAAAGGTATCGTTGAGATGCACGCACAGAGCTGGGACGGTTTCAACCGTACTCTGACTGTGAACAGTGTCGAAGCCCCGGTAGGTGGTGCAGGTGAGATGCAACAGACGCCGAGCAACGTGACGCGTCAACGTTCTGACCCGACCATGACCATTCGTGAAAAGTACGGTCGGCCAGCTCAACGTTTCCTCGAATCCTGGATCACCGAACTGATCATGGATCCGGATGCCAAAGTACCGGGTATCGCTACCCGTGCCAACGCTCCGACCGATCTGTTGCCTGACATGTACTCCATGTCGATCATCGCATTCGAACCAGACCCCACTTTCACCAAGGTGAACGCGGCCTGGTTGATGACCAACATGTACCCCACCACTGCTGGTGATTTCACTGGTCGCCGTGACAAGACTTCCGATGGTGAAGAACTTGTTCTGAGCATTCCGTGGACCGGTATCCAGCAGGTAGGTATCGCCGTTGATCGCCTGGCTCAAGCACTGCTGGATGCCATGCCGAAGACCGGTACCAGTCCGAACCTCAAACCGGCATTCATGTCGGGTGTTGAGAATGACGTGGCAAGCCACAACGTTGGTCTGACTGAGCAAATCAGTGAGTTCAACCGGACGTTCATTCGTCTCTAAGACGAAAGAAAAAAAGAGTAAGCATAGAGGGTGGGTATCAACCCACCCTCTATGCCGAATCACTTCAGCGAATTACTTTCAAACGGAATGGTGTCACATAACTCTCATGCACCTTGAAGTACCCCATGTGTTCAGGGTCTTCACGTCTGTTCGAGCGCTCCACGTTACTGCTTCGTGCATTGATGTCCTTCACCCCACCACTACGACTATCAGCCATTTGTCGATTGCGATGGGCACGACCAGAATCAGCAGAGACCAGATAGAAACACTCATCCAGGACATCGTAGTCTTTGATGACAAAGACATCACGCTCTCCAGCGACCAGCACGTACTGACCTTCCTGAGGGATCCAGTATTCAGTGGTGTCCTGCACTACGGCTGGTTGTTGAGCGGCACCGCCGGCGGGATCGTCAGTCTCTTCTTCAACTTCATCACCGATGGCGCTGAGGAGGATATGGTTATCCACATCACGGGTCTCAATCCGGCTCAACAACATTTCTCGGACATCAACTTCCTCTTCATACAGACGGATTTTCACTTCAGGATCCCTGGGGGTGTATGTGACTCTGTACGTCGATAGGTCGGTGATGATGTAACGTTCGACCTCATCACCGACCTTGAGTTCGACAAGATCAACATTATCACCGGTCAGCAGCAGAATGAGGGTAGCTGTATCGTCGAACAGTTTTTCACCCTCGCAGATATCGGTTGCAATCGATGCGATTACAGAACCGATCAGGAAGTCGCTATCGGCGTTATTGATTTTAAATTGTTTCATAGTTTGTTCGTCCTCGGTTTGTTTGCATTCGTTCAGTTTGATGATACGGGTGTCAAGCGCTGGAGTCGTAGAGTGGTCAGGTGCATCTACTTCGACGCTTTCCAGCCTGGTTAGATGGTATCGTGAATCACCGTAAATATACCAGAATGGGTCCTCGTCGTGAAGCTCGAGATTCAGTACAACGATTTTACTAGGACCACTTACCAGGTTAATGACTTTATAAAGATCCTTACCATCACGAATATAGACTCCCTTCCCATGTCGATCACATGATGAAAAGACCTCTACCTTAGATGAAGTCAGACGATGTTCAACGCCAGTGGGGTGTCTGAACATCGGCGTATCGGTCAGAATAGCCTTGACCACTTTATAACAGACACCAGTCGGATAATGAATCCCCTCTTTAGAGGTTTCCATGTAACGAATGGGTGTCGTATCAACCTCCTCGGGTAGGGAGCCTAGCGCTGTCAGAATGATCTGACCGCTCCGTTTCTTTGTCATGATGAATTCGTAATCCTCCATTTTCCCAATGCGGAAAGGACGTAGACTCTCATCTTTGATGATTGAGTAGAGGAACACCCCATCGTAGATGAAGGTTTCTTTGACACGATCGGGACGGGCCTGAAACACCACCACCTTTCTCATTGAACGGATAGCGGCCATTGCATGGCTGTCTGTATCGATCGAGTTATCGATCACCTTTTCCGCAACCCGTCGAAGGACACCCTGACGAACACCCCTTCCCTTCATGGATACAATCTCGAAACACTTAGTCATCGCTAATCTCCTTTGAAGATTTAGGTTAATACAATCCCATCATGTAGTTTTATGTTTTGTTCGAATAGAAAAAATAAAAAAAAACATAGAGAGGAGGGTGATCCCTCCTCTCTATGTCCATTAATTAACCACCTCCAGCTCCAGCAAGGAGCTGGTTACGATTTTTGTGAAGCAGGCAACATTTGCCTTCTCCACTTCGTCGATTTTGGCGAAATATTCTTTAATCGCCTTTGCCCCCTGAAGATATTCTTCTTCAGTGTTGAGAGAGTAAATAACACCCTCCCTTACTTCACTTCCTTCCAGGAAGGATGTGGGGTTTTCTTCCAGCGAAGAAATTACCTCATCGAGGAACCCTTCATCGATGAGGGATTCGTCGACATGTACCTCATCGACGATTTCCTTGATCTTCAGTATCCGACTGGCGGACACTGAAGAGATTTTCAACCCCGCCAGAGTGTTGGCGACGGTTTCTTTGATAGTGTTGGTTTTGGTTTCGACTGCGTTCATAGCTGTGTCCTCCTAGGACATGGTTAAAGGAAGATTGTTCTTCCTGATCACTAGCACTATGTATGGTTGAAATAATTTCGAATAGAAAAAAAATAAGGAGCCAGCATAGAGGGGCAGACGCCCCTCTACACTCAGTTACGACGGTGCCAGGTCTCAAAGACCAGAGAATCAACTTCGTACGAATCAACCAGTGTGTACACATCCAAGTCAAAACCATTTTCACCTGGTCTGGATACGACAGCCAGATCACCATCGAGCTCGATATTGTCACGAATGATGGTACGGTAGATACGGTCAGCAAAATACAGACCTGCCTCGATCACAGATACACCACCAATCAAGAAGATCTCATCCGTGGTTTTCTCTACCAGTTCAGTGGCTTCTTTGATACTCGTGACCACGTTCAGTTGCGGATGATCCTCGTGTTCACTTGAGAATTTGTCTGGGTCATGCGACAAGACAAGGTGATGTCGTCCAGGTAACATCCCAGGAAGACTCTCAAACGTATTACGACCCATCACCATGGGTTTGCCCATAGTGAGTTCCTTGAAACGGATCAGGTCTTTCGAGTAGTGCCATGGCAGTGGATGATTGCCCGCCAGACCAATGGCACCATTACTTTCCAGTTGACCGTAGATAAGTGAGTATTGCATTTTAATTTCTCCAGTATGAGTCAATCAATTGAGTCAGAACAGTTAGTTCGATAATGAAACCAAACCGGTTAGCATTGAAATGTGGTTAGAGGACGTCTATAACGCTCTATGGTGCGATTTAAGCACTGAGTAATACGTTTCCCTATGATGGGTGTATATCGTTCTTCTAAACACACTCTACGGTCTTTACAACTACAAAATAAAAGACAATAGCATAGAGAGGAGGGTCGACCCTCCTCTCTATGCCTGTTACATCACTCTACACCCGCACCGATCTTACGGACGACCACGAACTTACGGCGCTTGACTGGCGCCGCTTTCTTCGTCTTCTTACCAGTACCAGGAGCTGGCGCTGTGTTCTTCAACGAGGTGTCTTTCTTCGGAGCCGTCTTCATCTGACTGACCACCGCATCCTTTACCGGCTGACGCTTATTGCGAGCCAGTTCTTGGATGTCGCTCATGCGATGATCCAGTTTCTGGTAGCGATTGGCGCGGCGCGGCTTGGTGGGATGTGGGGCAATGAAGAAACTCATACCGCTGCGGATGAATACAACCAGGAATGCTCCCTGAGCTTCATCGGCAGTGATCTTACTCAGACCGACGACCTGTTCTTCACCCTTGCCCATCAGACCCAGGATAGTGTCTTTATGAACACGGATCAGAGAATCGATCTTGGCTTGGACTTCATCGGTGGGGGAAGAACCGAAGAACATGCTGTTACCGGCAACAGCACGAGCACGCAGTTCCTTCATATCCTTGATGTCATCCGTCATGAGCAGACGGTTGTTGAGATGTCCTGCTATCAGGGCATCGTCGATTTCCTGAACGAGCTTTTTCAGCTCATTGATTTCGACCTCGGTTGAAATGACACAGTCCGACATGGTGATTATCCTTAATTGTACATTAGATCAGATGGACATCACATCCATCTGATAGACCGGCTGGGTAGAGAGAATCAGAACTTGCCGCTGGCGGTGTAGGACTCGGTGATGTGTTGGATCACCTTCTTCAGATCACCACGCTTGGCAGAGGCACCGGATTCCAGCTTCAGTTGACCAGAACCGAACTTGGTGCGCTCTTCGCCAGTTTGCGGGTTGCGGACCTGGGTGGCGCGATCGACGGCAGCTTTCAGGTTGTTGTTGCCGAAGACCAGGGTGGCAGTGGTGCGAGTCAGGTTCTTGTCAATTTCCATCATAGACATGGACTTGTTACCCAGACCCAGCAGCAGGCCGGCACCAAAGGCAGCTTCTTCGTCCTGGACCTTCCTGATCACATCCAGGTTCAGCTCTTCCGGCAGGTTGTCGGAGACGAAGGTCTCGGGCAGTACGCTGGCACCATCATCATCCAGGGTGATCGCAGCTTCGATCTTTTCAGCGAGTTCGCGGGCACGGGGATTGATCTTGGACAGTACATCGCTCATGAGTATTACTCCTGGTTTTCATCAATGAAATTTCAACACGTGTTGTTGCGTGCATACCTTAGGGACGACCTAGTATTTATTTACTATAGTCGGTAAGCTGCACCTGTATGATGTAGTTTTATAAGGGATTTCAATAGAACTGATGAAAAAAAACAAAAAAAAAAGAAAGACCCGCACTAGGCAGGTCTTTCTCTGGTGACTGGGTCGGTTAGGACCCAGTCACCTGCACTGTCTTCAGCTCGGCAGGAATGGCGGCCACATAGCCGCCGTTGATGAGCGCATTGATGCGCTCGCCTTCCCGCTTGGCGCGGGCTTCTGCCTTAGCCGCTTTGCGGTCTTTTCGACCGACAGCATAATAAGTACCGCCGCCAATCACGGCGACGGCGGCCACACCGATCGCCGCAGCGGCGATCGGATTTTCTTTTGCAGCTTCTACAACAGTGGTGATGATAGACATTTTGAGTTTCCTTCTTTCGATGAGGGGGGGGTTACACACGAGTGGCGCCGCGAGGACGCTCACTCTTTTGGTTAGAAGAACCCTTGCCACAGTTACGAGTGGCAAAGGCGATGAGTGCTACAAAGGCCAGGGTGCCCAGTAGCAGACTACAATCAGTCAGCCAGGAGGGATTACCGCCAATCACTTGACTTCCTCCTTCTTGGCAGCCAGTTTCTGCTCAGCCATATCGCGCTGAGCACCGGCTCGCTTGAGGGCGTAACCAATGGCTACACCCACGCCCAGAAAGATCAGTTCTTTCATGATAGTTCTCCTTATAGAACCAGTTGGTGAATGGAAGTTTTTACTCTTCCGTATCACCTGTACAATGTATTGTTGAAAAATATTCGAATAGACTTTAATACATCGATACGGCATAGAGAGGAGGGTGATCCCTCCTCTCTACCCGTCACTTAACTGAAAGCAGCACCAGCGCCAGCCATGGCCAGGGCACGAGCGCTATGGGACACTACATGGTAAACACCGTTGGTCATACTCCAGCCGAACGCAGAGGCACGGGCGATGGATTTACGTACGTCTTTCGGCAGGTGATTGACGTTCTTCAGATCCTCAATGAGTTTCTTGTGTACAGTGCTCTTCTTGATGGAGTTGGTTCGCTGACCATATACCTTTTCAGCTGAACGCAAATATCCTTCCAGAGAGGTAGCAAGGCTCTTAAGTGGAATCTCTCGTTTCTTTCCACCAGCCAGGGAAATGGCAACCACGATAGCACCACCCAAAAGGCTGACGAAGAGAGCACCAACCACACCGACAGCAAACAGAGTGCTACGGATGAGACCCAGATTCGGTGTACCGGCACCGAATGAATATTTCTTGTTCCACTCGCCAAGAGAACCTGATTCACCCTTGATCTTGACGCCGAAAGAACGGTTACCGAACATGGGATAACCGTTCAGATCCTGGCCGATCTGATCCAGGTTCAGTTTCAGTGAACGGATCTGTTCACGTGCCTTGTCAGCAGCACCGACATCATTCCAGTTAGTTTTGATGGCGATATCAGCAGCGCGTTGAGCAGTCGAGAGTACATGGTCAGCGTGTTTCATCGTCAACTCGAGACCAGAGGAGACACCGTTAATTGCTTTCGGTAGATCATCTGGGACACCGCCGCCGATGCGGATGAATTGTTTGATTGGACCCAGATTGAGAGTTTTTACCTTCTCAATATCCTCGCTTTTCATAACCGCGATGACCTTCTTCATGATAGCGAGGTCTTTACCGAGACCATTCAGTGTCCTACCTGCAACAAAGAACCCTTCCAGAGAGGCAGTAACCTTATCATCCAACCCATTGCGATAGGTAGTGATCTGTTCGACAAGTCGATCCTTATCGACACCAGAGAATTCGTTCAGATTCTCCATCGAGATCTCTTGATCAATGGCACCGTAACGCATACCGATAGCGTTGACAATACCCTGAGCAACTGCCAGCTGCTCCATGGATACATCATCACCTTCCACCAGTGCTTTGGCTTTGTCAAGTGTGTCGATATCATTCTCGACATGTTCGATTTCGTCATTCGCTTGTTGATCGGTGACGGTGTCGTCGATCTGATCATTCGCGATCTCTTCGATAATGCGATCGGTTTCTTCGATGTCTTCCATAGACGGTTTGAACAGATCAGCCAGAATATTGTTACTCATTTTTGAGTTTCCTTCTTTTCACGTTTTTCTACGGCAGCCAGCACCTGACTAGCCAGTTCGGTCACACGATGGTACATATAAGTAGCATGGTCCTCAAGGACCATCGCCAAAGCACGGGCTACAAAGATGTGATGTGCTACACTCCGGGTAGCTGCTTTATGGAGTGAACGCAGATCTTGCATCCGGGTAGCATTTTCCTTGATACTCTTCTCAGAGTTGACATTATCGTAAGCACGATCCATGTCATTACTCAGATGGGCGAGTTTGTCGTTCATGACCGATGCCATGCTGGCAAACTTACCGGCCTTCTGATTCAGACCCATGGCTTGATCAAGTAACTTAATCAGGTCATTGGCAGGTACGATACCACCAGTGGCTTTAACTTGGGCATTGACCGCCTGAGTAGCCTTGATGAAGTTCATCCCCTCGACACCCTTGACTGATTTCAAGGGACCGCCAATAACGAACCCATGGACCTTCTTCTGCGCCAGCTGGTTAAAGAGGTTATTCTCTCCTTTACCATCGACCTTACCGGGACTGACGGTACTTTTGTCTTCCCTGAATTTTGGGAACCCTCGGCGATCAATGGCAATTTCTTTACTACCGAGTAAAGAGAACTTGGTCAGAGAATCCAGCGCATTGCGATCCAATAGATTGTTGTTGAGGTAATCGATGGCATCGCGGATAGTGTCACTGGAATCAGACTGACTGGCATCACGTACGTGTTTGGCCAGTTCAGTCGCCTTCTCAACGACATCGTGATAATGCTTATTACAGGCATCGATGAACTTAAGATCAGGTGCCAGTAGATTACCTTCTAACTTGACAGGTTTACCAGCTCGCATCAGAAACCGGTAGAGAGATTTACCAGTGATAACGACAGGTTTCTTCTCAATCTCTTCTTTACCAGCATTCACCCGACTTTTCAGCTCAGCAATATCTTTACCACCTGTCTTGATCAGGTTCTTGATACTGTTGAATGCCTTGGTCATCGCCCTGAAAGGATCTGATTCCATCGATACAGTAGCGAGACTCTCCATGGTAGAGACCATCTCACTCATCAACTCGGTACCGGTCTGTGCGTTACCGTCGACCAGATGCATGTTATTAGATCGCCATGTTTTATAGCGATCCTCCGCCAGCAGAGTGTCCACTACATCGCCATCAGACATGGCAATTGTTTCAATACACTCTTCTACTTCATGACGACCTTCACACACCGCATCCAATTCAGACAGTGACTCTATAGCCACATTGACTGAATTGGATGTCAGGTCTTCGTACGCACTATCCAGGTATTTTTGGATAGATGTTGACATACTTACCATCTCCAGCTGGACGGTACCTGAGCACGGATAGGACGTTCCAGTTCAGCGATCATACTGAACATGTTACCCGTCGTCTCCATGGACACACCCTGGTTAATTTGGGCGGCTCGTTCTGCTTCTTTACGCAGGGTATCGGTAAAGAACGATGTTTCCAGTTCAGCATCAGTGATGATCTCATCCCCACCCAGACTTTCCAGAGACGGGCTATGGAATTTACTGGAATTTTTGATGCCTGGTTCGTTCACATTGTCCCAGGTAACGATCTTTTTGAGCATCTTGGTCTTGACGCCACCGATTACTCGATCTTCAGTAAAAGAACGGATAGAGAAACACACATCCTCATCTTTGTTCTCCAGCTGACGATCGAACCACTCACTACCTTTACCAGAGGCCTTCACTTCACCCAGAATAAGGGTGATCGGACGCCCACGTTCATCTTTACCCGGTACCAGATGAATCCGACGGATATGGAAACAGACGTTGGGTTCGTAGATATCATTGACTCGACTGAACCACTGGAGTTGGGTCATGCCTGGCTGGAAACGGGGATGACCTGCTTCACCACGCAGCGCAGCTGTCATGATTCGACGCATCATACCGTCCGAACCTTCCAGCAAACGCCGACCATCTTCCTCACGATACAACCAGCCTGCTGAGTTGAATGCACCCAATGCACCCAACCGCACTTCACGATATCCGTTATCCAAGACAGGTAAGTCACCCACCTTGTTAATCCCTTGCAGGACATTGCATTGATATACAATTCGTTCCATAACAACCTCAGGTTCTCAAATGCTTTTCGGTGTACTCTACCCGATCACTTGGGTTGACGATAGCACTAGTCATACCTTCATCGAATCGACTACCTACCAGTTTGGAGATAACACCACTACCACCATAACTCACGTTACGTAACGGAATGTAGAGTGGAGGGGATGTCTCGATTTCCTCCAGAGACTGGATGATTTGACGGTAGAATACGTTCGGATCATCATGGTCACGACAAATGGTAGCCGCGATGATCTCATTAACAGTAGGGGTCTTACCAATACGCACACCTGCATGTTTAGGTGCTGATTGGAAGATGGCTCCAATCTCATCATACCGCATGTACCATGGGATGCGAGCTTTCGCCAGAAATTCGTCGTAGATACGATAGAGGATGTTATCGATCTTCACCAATTGCTCGCTGGCAATGATCTTGTCACCTGGTTCGTATTGCATTTCGATATATTCGATATCGTCGACTACAACACTCCCCACCATGGATGGTTCACTTCGAAGTGGGGCACAGATACTGGACGCCATGTAATACGTGTCATCCAGAATGATAGCGCAGAAACCAAGGAATGTGATTTCTTCTTCGAACACAGCCAGCCCGCGTTGAGGAAAACGTGCTGGGATTTGGAGTTTCAATGGTTTCATCGCTACCCGAGAACCATCATCAGCACGCTGGATGGCTTTATGTACTCGCGCAGCATCACGGATGTATTGCTTAGATGAAATACCCATTTCTTGATTTCCCAAATAAGGGGAGGGTTAACCCTCCCCTGACTTATGCTTGGACCAGGCCCAGTTGTCTGACCAACCAGCGACTGATGTACTTGTAAGTCGCCATCAGTGCAATTTCGCGAGGATCAGTGTCTTCCGCCACAGTCCGACCAACGTGGTTCATCGTAGCGATAAATACCAGCGCATCGGTACCTGGGTAGAACAATTCACACACCAGCTCAGTGACCATCTGATGGATATCGTCGCAATTCTTCTCGCTGACGTTGGCCACCATCTTCTTCAGCGAGTTGATGGACGCTTCTGCTTCTTCACCAAAGCGTTCATTGCATTTACGGGTAAAGATGGTAGTCAGGATCTGGCGAGTAACGCCGACCATCTCAGCCTGAACTCGCAGTCCACGCAGACTCATCTCACGAGCATAGACTTTCTCCAGCTCATCTTTCTTCTCGATCAACTGACCTTGAGAGAAACGCCGGCCAGCCATCTCGTTACCAATGACAGCCTCGGGAGTCAGACCCTGATCCAGCATCTTGCGATAAGTTTTACCCATCACATTGATGACACTCAGCGATTCGCGTTTCTTGGTACTGTAGAGCAGACCAGCACGATCGTTGACTGCATTACGCATCATTACCGCACGTACCATGGTAGCAGTCACACCGAGCAACTTGTTGACCTGAGCATTATAATCACTCAGCGACAGATTGACGCCAGCACAAGGTTCGTTGTAAATAGCGGCTGCCATGACCAGCAGACCAGGAAGGTAGTCGGGGTCGATTTCACTTGGTACCATCTCACCGATCAGGACCTTGCGAATCTGCGCATAACCCTCATTGTTCTTCAGACTCAGACCGGTGGCGAGTTCTTTATCAAAACCCTCCATACCAGTCTTACACAGCTCGATGACCGTATCGATATCCACCGGATACAGGATGCGAGAAGCATACTGGGTGTTGTCAGCCGGATAGCGGTTGGCCAGAGCTTCCAGGGCACCGTTGCTGTAGACAGCCGGGATTTCGACCATGTTGATGGTGTACGGCAGGATAGCAGATACTCGTCGAGCTGATATCTGTTCTTGTACCTGAGGAACAATTTCTTTGATTTCAGGCAGAACCTTTTCACGCACGGTCTGATGTAGACGAGATACTGCAGCTGCACCCAGATCAATGATGTCCTGTTTGACGGCGCCATGAAGATCAGATGAGGAACGATCTTGTACCAGTTGAATCAGGTCAGCACCTTGATCCAGACATTCACCCACCAGGCTGAAATCAGTAGCCTGTACCAGGTTCATCAATGGAGTGCCATCATTAGGCAGTACCCGCAGACCCCGCTCATCCAGGTTCTGGGCAATCGGAAGAATGGCTTCGATGGAAAGACGATTAAGCATTGCCGCGACCCTCGATGGCATTGTTGATCTCTGCTGCGTACAGCGCAGACAGTGTACGGTCATTGACAGCGACACCATCAAGATGGTTGGAAATCATGTTACCGGACACCTTGTTAGTGATTTCGACGGCGATGTCCACTGCATTACCCATGATAGCGACATTGTCGAACATGACGCTCGGGTTCTTGAAAGGAAGTTCTTTACTCATGAGGAGTATCCCTGTCGTTACGATGCTAAAAAGAATGGGTGGGGATCATAAGATCCCCACCCAATGAACACTATTTATCTTCCAGCCACATTTTGGCAGCTATTTCGCCAATCCCTTGCTGGACAGAAATGGACATGCCGATCAACAGTGCTGACTCAACGATACGATCCATAATAGACTTGGCACCGAAGATAGCACGGACAGGACGACCAGATTCAGTTTCATTGATTCCGGATAAGCGATGACCGATTACTGTCTTCATCTGGTTAGAGAAGACGGCTTTCCTATTGTCCAGTTAGTTCGCTACACTAACCCGGTGTGCTCAGACACCCGCACACGATCTCCCGTGTGAGCAGACTATATCTTCACCCTCAGATGTAGGGTGTCTCCCGTTTCCCTTCTGCTAGAAGGTACAGACTGGCAAAGTCTTAGTCGTTGAACCTTCCCCATATCTCAAAGGACTTAGGGGCTTGGCTGCTAAAGGAGCTTATGCTCACGGTTACCTCTATTTCTGACCTTTTCACTGTACCTTCTCTCTTTCGAGGAAGGGTAGTAGTCAGAACCTGACGAGGCTTTCCAGCAGTTAGAGAGAATACTCGTTGATTATTACTAATCAAGAGGACTGTATATTTCTTTCTTAGAAGTCTCACTAAACTTCATCTAAGAAAGTATTTCAATCGCCCACACCCATGGATTCGACATGGTTAATGTACACCTTGATAGCCACGTGATCTAGTTCCAGACCATCTCCGTCGATACGAAGAGATTGATCTACTTGACCCGTGACTGATTTCTTACCAAGACGCTTAGCCACCTTTCGGCGCTCTTTGTCATGGTACGATACCAGTTCCAGCAAGGAATCGGACATGTCATCCGGATCACCGTGGTAGAACACTTCGATCTTGGCTATGTCACCCACGGCACCAGCAGTAGGTGCTGCTGAAGACATAAGCTTCAGTGTCTCCAGGTCCTCCTCAGAGAACAGACCAGAGTCGGCAGTGACGGCGTCTTCAATGGTACATAGGATACTCGAGATGTCCACGTGATCACCTACTTTTACCAGACCTCGGATGGTCTGATCAAAGCGTACAACGATCGTTTTCACCTTGGTAACTTCTGACACCAATTGCTTAGCCAACCAGTCATCGATGGCACTACTATCTTCCAATGTATAACCTGCTTCCATCAGCGCAGTACGTGCGATAATACCGGCTTTCCATTGCACCTGACCTTTCACCCGCTTAGATGGAGTGAAGAAACCCGAGTTGTACTTGACGATATCGCCCTTTTTGACTTTATCACCGAGTTTAAACTCAGAGGCCTGGTATTGCGGATAAACACTGCCGGCGGAGATACCGAACTGAGTAGTCAAGTCGATATGTTCTACGTTACCGTTTTCATACGCAATGACAATATGGTCATCACTGCGTTCTACTACCTCGCCATTGTCTTCAGCAGAGGAGGCAAAGATATCATCTACTCGATGAGCAATGACATGGTCATAGCCGGTAGCGATGGGTGAAGCACGATAACCTTTGGATGCGATTACGTG